GCTTATCAAGGAAAAGGAGGTAGGTAGATGAATAAGTGGACAAAGTGGGAAATCGCATACTGCGTAATCCTGCTTATATGCACCGCAATAAATGTCGTTATCTGCTTTACCCGCTAACGGAATTGAAGATTGTTACGATTGCTGCCGCTGCGGATATGACGGCGAAAACACCCTTGAAGAACGCCTTCCACCACCAAGCACGGTATTCTCTTAACGATTGTTCCCCTGCATCGGTCAGGCGAACCTTAACAGAACCGCCGCCACCCCACCAGTACTGGCCGGGCTTTAGCACGGGGTAGAACAATCCGGAAGCCGCAATCTTTGCAAACTTTTCTTCCGACATTGTAATGGTGCTGCGATAGCGCAGCTTTCGGAGAGCGCGTTTTTCGGCTTTGGTCAACATCAAATCACCTCCTCTCCAATGAGAGGATACCACAAAGGAGGAACAAATGCCAAGAGAAAAGGAGAGCTACAGGGACAACCTCGAAGCAGTCATGACGAGGTTTCCGGGCAAGGATGTGCTATCGCTCAATGATGTAGCACAGTACACAGGGATGGGCTATCGGCAACTGATGTCGAGCGACATTCCGCTAAAGAGAACAAGCAAGCGAGGCAACTACTTCATTTCGGCAGCAAGCCTCGCAAGATGGTTAAGTTAAGGAGGAACAACATGGAAGCAACAACAAACACCTTTATCCGGTGGTTTAACTCGGATGAGATCGTACCCAGCAAGGACGGGCATTACCTGTGCCAGACAAATCAGGGAAGATACGCTACCTTGCCATTCAGCACAAAGCATCAGATGTTCAATGTCAGCGGAGATCATGTGGAGACCGCTATCGAGGTCCAGTGGTGGGCATTCCTGCCGGAGCTTCCGCAAAAGGAGGTACAGGAAGATGAGTAAAAAGGAGTGGCTGCAGGAAGCCTTGGCCGTAGTCCTCGGAATGGGAGCCATCTTCGCAGCATCGGCTATCCTGCTGCTGGTGAGGTAAGGCCATGGAGCAGAACGAGAGGATAGCAATTATCCGGGAGAAGTTCCCCGGTTACACCAAGCCGCTGGACAGCATGTGCAAGAAGCCGGGCTATTACGGAATTCGGCGGACTTCCGAAGCGGAAGCGCTGATAGCGGGCAATCCCGGCAGGAAGCGGGAAGCAAACTATAAGCTGTCTGTGCGTATTCCTTTGGGTTATGTGAATATGGCGGAGTTCCGTCAGCAGCTTATCGAAATGGGTTACTGCAACTTCACAGCATGGGTTCTGCGCTGTATCCGCCGCCAGCAGGAGGAATACAGGCATAGAAAAGCCCCCACCGGCTCCGCAAAAGCCAATGAGGGCAAAGGTAGATTAAGCACCACCAATATACAAGATTCTGGGAGAAATGTCAAGTTGAAAAACGGGGAGGTTGTGGAAGCATGAACCCATACGATATCCCGGATAGGCCCATCCCGAGCTGGGTGGATAACTACGATGATAAGCCGCACATCTGCCCGGAGTGCGGCTGCGAGATCAACGAGACCATTTACATTAAGGACGGCATGGTCATTGGCTGTGAAAACTGTGTTAAGCGGTTTGACGCCAGCGATGCGGATGCTGACAGGTACTTTGAATAAGGAGGATAACATGGTTAAATTCAGACCGCTGCGAGCGGACGAGGTTGACCTGCGGGTTGACCGCTATACTTCGAGAGGGGCTGTGCTCCTCTGCTACAAGGACGCGCGATGCGACATGCGCATTCTGGACGAGACGGTTGGCGCTGAAAACTGGCAGCGGGAGCATTACGAATGCAAGGGGAACCTTTTCTGCCGTGTCGGTATCAAAACGGATGACGGGTGGGCATGGAAAGCTGACTGCGGAACCGAAAGCTACACCGAAAAGGAAAAGGGCGAAAGCTCCGACAGCTTTAAGCGCGCCTGCTTTAATTGGGGGATCGGTCGCGAACTCTACACCAAAATCAACATTGTTGTCCCGATGAGGACTCAAAAGAACGCCAACGGAAAATATGAGCCTGCAGATAGCAATGACAAGTTTGCGCGGTTCACGGTAGAGGAGATGGAAGTACACGGCGAACAGATTACATATCTGACGGTCATAGACAAATACGGCAACATCGTATTTAGCTTTGGTCACCCGGGCGATTCCGGAGAGGACATCACGGAAATCTGCGCTGACTGCGGGAAACAGATTGTCCCAATCACCAAACGAGACGGGTCTACATGGTATGTCCGGGAGATTGTCCCATACACCGAGAAAATGTTCGGACGGCATTTGTGCGGTCCGTGTATGAAAGCCGCAAAGGAGGCCGAAAAGAGGAATGAAAACAAGGCTCCGGTTTGATTCTGCCGACTGGACAAGAGACCGGAACGGCTACGGCATCACCCTGTATACCAAAGATGCCGCAGCCGCACAGGCTTTCCTTGATGAGATGAAGCCAGGCAAGATGTACGCCGCCGAACTAAAGGAGCACCACGAGCGCAGGAGCCTTTCGGCCAACTCGTACCTGTGGGCGCTCCTTGATGATCTGGCCTTTACCCTCTCCACCCAGGCGGCCCCGCTGACTAAGGAGGAGCTGTACCGGAAGTACATTAAGGAGGTCGGCATCTGGAAGGATGTGCACAATATCGAGCCGGAAGCCGCAAAGACCGTCCGGACAGCGTGGGAAATGCTCGGTACTGGCTGGGTAACAGAACAGGTAGACTACGAGCCAGACGGTGACCATCTGGTGATCCGGCTGTACTACGGCAGCAGCACCTACAACACCAAACAGATGTCCCGGCTGCTGGATGCCGTCATCGCAGACTGCAAAGAGCAAGGGATAGATGTTGCCACACCGGCCGAGCTGGCCTTGCTGAAGGAGGAATGGGGCAAATGAAAAACGAATGGGGCGCAGAGCTTGACCGAAACGGATACGCTCCGAGCATCGTACAGGCCGACACATCTAAGTGCTTTTTGTGCCAGCGCTCCGGCGTAAAGCTCGACCGGCACGAAATCTTCGGCAACGCCATGCGGAGCAAAAGCAAGCGCATGGGGCTTTGGGTTTCCCTGTGCCACACGCCATGCCACCTGACACACGCACACGGCTGTGTCGAGGTGATGGACTGGCTGCACCGGCTGGGCGAGCAAGCCTGTATCGACAACTACGATTTTACAATCCCGATGTTCCGGGAGGAATTCTACACAAACTATTTGGAGGAAACAGAATGCTGAACAAAGCGATCCTTAATGGGCGGCTGACCAAGGCCCCCGAACTGAAGCAGACCCAGAACGGCAAGAGCGTATGCGGCTTTACCATCGCCGTAGACCGCAACCGTGACAGAGAAAAGACTGACTTCATCCCCATCGTAGCATGGGGCAAGACCGCCGAATTCGTGAACCAGTGGTTCGGCAAGGGCGACCTTATCACCATTGTGGGGCGCATCGAAGTTCGCACCTACGAGGACAAGAACGGCAATAAGCGCACAGCCACAGAAATCATCGCAGAGGAGGTTCTGTTCGGCGGCAGCAAATCTACCGGCAAGGCCGAGGAAAAGCCCGCAGAGAGCGAGCAGGGCGGATTTGAAGAAGTCGATGGCGAGAACGACCTCCCTTTTAATTGAGGGTTACGCTTCCCAGTAAAAAGCGACAGGAGGACAACCCATGAAGTACCTTAAAGTCTTTACAGACTTTGCAGATGCCATGGAGGAACTCGGAGATGCGGAGAGAGGGCGGCTGTTCACGGCTATGCTGAAATATGCAGAGACGGGCGCAGCCCCCGATTTCCGGGGAAACGAGCGTTTTATATGGCCGGTAGCAAAGTTGCAAATAGACCGGATGGCTGCTGAATGCGAAGGAAGAGCCAAAACAAGCAGGGAAAACGGTTCCAAGGGCGGTAGGCCGAAGAAAACCCAAGGGAACCTAAAAAACCCAGCGGGTTTTTCAAAAACCCAGAAAAGCCAAGACAAAGACAAAGACAAAGACAATGACAAAGACAAAGAAAATATTCCCTCCGGGAATAATACCCCCCCTACCCCCCCAAGGGGGCGTGTGGATGTCCCGGAAGCCTTGATGGAGAACTGGAACGGCTTTTGTGAAATGCGCAAGAAAATCAAAAAGCCCCTCACTGATCGGGCCGCAAAGATGATCCTGAATGAGCTGGAACGGCTGGCACCGGGGGACAACCACACCAAGGGACTTATTCTCGATCAGAGCGTTAAGCGCTGCTGGCAGGATGTTTACCCGTTGAAAGGCGACAAGTCTGCTGGTGGGACCGACAATGTATTTTTGCAGATGCTGCAGGAGGAGGGACAACATGAACCGTACTGAAACACTGGCTGTTATGTCTATCCTCAAGGCCGCTTATCCAGCGTACTACCGGGACATGAAGCGGCAGGATGCCGAAGCGGTGGTAAATCTGTGGTCGGAGATGCTGGCAGACTACCCGGCTGACCTTGTAGCAGCGGCGGTTAAGTCCCACATTGCCAGCGACCGCAAGGGGTTTCCCCCACACATTGGGGCTATCATAGCCGCTATTGGTGAGATCAGCAGACCGGCGGAACTCTCCGAGGGGGAAGCATGGGCGCTGATTGCAAAGGCCCTGCGGAACAGCGGCTACAACAGCGAGAAAGAGTTTGCAGCCCTGCCGGAGAACCTACAACGGTTGGTAGGACACCCATCCCAGCTGCGGGAATGGGCCAGCATGGACACCGGGACAGTGCAGAGCGTGGTGCAGTCCAACTTTATGCGCAGCTACCGGGCAAGGCAGGAGAGCGAGCGCAAAATGCAAACCCTGCCTGCGGATATCCGGGCGAAGCTGGCAGGGATGGCAGAGGTAAAGCAGCTGCCCAGCTATGACATAGCGCTGGCGGAGCGGATGATGGAGGAGAATGCGTGAAAATCATAATCCCCGAAATCCCCCCGTCGCTGAACAAGTACGCCGGGCGGGCGAACGCCTGGGACTACCGAGCGGAAAAGCAGCGCTGGCTTCAGCTGTTTGTGGCATACTGCCCCAAGTGCAAACCAATGGGCAAGGCGGTGGTGACCATCACTTACTACTTCCCCACCCGGCACCGACATGACCCGGATAACTACAACGGCAAGATGCTGATGGACGGGCTGGTACACCGGGGCGTTATCGCAGACGACAGCTTTGACCATGTCGAGCTGCGGCTGCGTGGGGCATACGACCCCAAAAACCCAAGAACAGAAATTGAAATAGAGGAGGTAACGGATGAAAGTACTTGAATTGTTTGCCGGAACGCGGAGTATAGGGAAAGCGTTTGAAAACAGAGGGCATCAAGTGTTTTCTGTGGAATGGGATAAGAATTTTGAAAACATCGATCTTTATGCAGATATCTTAACAGTCACGACGGATGAAATTCTGAATCGTTTTGGACGCCCAGATGTGATTTGGGCAAGTCCGGACTGTTCCACATTCAGCATTGCCGCTATAAGCCATCACCGGAGAAAAAATCCTGTAACAGGAAACCTTGACCCTGTCAGTGACTATGCAAAATTTTGCGATATGGTAGATCAGCATGTATTACAACTGATCAAGGACCTTAAGCCAAGGTTTTGGTTCATCGAAAATCCAAGGGGCGGGATGCGGAAGATGTCATGGATGCAAGGACTGCACAGGTACACGGTGACATATTGCCAGTATGGTGACACCAGGATGAAGCCTACTGACATCTGGACAAACCATCCTGATCCCAAGTTCAAACCGATGTGCAAGAATGGGGATCCCTGTCATGAAAAGGCACCAAGGGGCAGCAAAACTGGCACACAGGGGCTAAAGGGTAGCAAGGAAAGAAGCGTTATTCCGGCAGCACTGTGCCAGCACATAGTGGATATTTGCGAAGAAGGACTATCAAAGGAGGTACCCTGATGGGGCAGAAGGATGTAGAGCGGGAGAAGCCGCTTTTTGAGGGACAAAGTGCCGAGGAATTTATCAAGCGCTGGAACGCTATCACCAAAGCCATAAAAATGCGCGCAGAGATGGCCGAGCAGAAAAAGGTGGTGAGTTATGATGCCATACGATAAAGCGTCTCCTAACGCCAAAATCGGCTGTTCTAATTCAAACGACCCGGAGTTCCTGGAGAAGCTGGTGCGGGAGGGCAAGACCAACAGGGAGATTTCCTTAATTCTCGATCTTGATTACGGCTCTGTGGCCAAAATATTGTCTCGCTATGGAATCAAGAGAGACTCAAACCGGCCATGTAAGAGATGCGGAGGGCCGATAGGCAGCACCAGCCCACGGCAGTTGTATTGCAAAGACTGCCAAAAGGCCATGGACAGCATTCGGGCCCGCAAAAGCAGTATGAAAAAAGCTGAGCCAAAGAAATGCGAATACTGCGGGAAGGACTATTTCGGCCAGCCGGGACAAAAGTACTGCTCCAAACAATGCTACAAGGATGCGGCGGCATCCGGTAAGTATAAGCGCCCTAAGAATTGGATAAAGCGCCGGGATGGGAAAATCGACATCGAGATAAGGGTTTGCGGCAAAACCACAGAGCGACGGGAGAGCGTTGACTACTACGAAGCCCGGGGGATTTGGCACCGTGGCTGGATAGGTCAGGGCTATGCCGCCTTAGTAACGGTAGATGGCCACAGGCTGGAGACCCTGCCGCAAATAAAGACATTCTTCGGATTTAGGAGGGATTCGCTATGAGGAACTGGACGGCAGCGGCAGTTGCGATAATCTTAGCTGCTTTCTGCATAATGGTGCTATCGGCTATTTCGGCCGAAAGGCGGAACCATTTGGATGAAGTTGCCCAGGCGGAGATCACCGCAGAGGAGCAGGAACGCCGGGAGCAGGCAGCCTATTACAATGGTTGGCAGGACTGCAAGCAATATTATCTTGAGAATTTTGGAGGTGCTGAATGGACGCTGTGAAGTTTTTACAAGAGCGAAACAGGATGTACGAGAGCGGCGCGGCAACGCCCGGCATTGGGCTGGAGGACGACTATGACCCGGTAATCGCGGTTAAGGTCGTCGAGAAATGGTCTGCTGCGCATCCCCGCAAGACGCGGCAGAGCGTGTTTCTGGAGCAATATCCGGAGACAATCATTGATGCGTTCGGGGCACTCCAGATTTGTCCGATGGTTATTTCTGCTGCTCACAGAGATAGTGACGGAGAGTGTAAGGATCCAGCAAAGATGTGCATAGATTGTCGTCGCGAGTTCTGGATGCAGGAGGTAGAGTGATGGACTGCTTTAATTATCGCTGCCCATTCCGTCAGAATACAACAAGTAACTGTAACCGTTGTGAGTGCTTGGCGTGTCAGAACAGGTGCAAAGGGCCCGTTACATATACTGCAAGCAATCATACGCTGACCGCAGACGAAATTGCAAAGATTGCCAATAATCCCGATTATGGCGTTGGGACTGGATGTTAGGAGGTAGAGCAATGAAAGGAATTGTAATCACAACAAAGGACGAGATGCGGGTGCAGGAGTTTTCCAAGCCTGCACACAAGAGCATCGGTGAGGCTGTTGGAGGGTGGATTGAGGTCGTCCGCCCTGTGTGCTTGGAGCGCCCGTACTGCATGATAGTCAACGAAGAAGGGGTGCTTCTTAACCTACCGATGAACATGTTCGGCAGTTTCCTTTACGGGACGAACTATCATGGGAACCCGATTTTAGGGGATATCGTGTTGTTAAAGGAAGGCATTAACAGCGATGGGGAGCTTGATATATTAGGGCTTGATGAACAGGATATTAAGTACCTGTGCGATATGGCGTCTACCAAAAACGGTAGAGAAGTTAAACTGGGACAGGAGGTAGAATGATGGAACGACTAACGAATGAAGAGGTCAGAGTGGACGAGAGCATGGACCGGTATCTCGGCCCGCGCTCCGTCCTTGAATGCATGAAGCCGAAGCTGCTCGACCTGGTTCTGAACGGTCCGGTGCTGAACAGCGTATCGAAGGCTGCACTGCGGCAAATCATTCGGCAGCTCTACAGCGCGCTCGCCGCCTACGAGGACACGGGGCGGACGCCGGAAGAAGTGTCTGCGCGGGTTAAAGACTGGAGCGACCTTTGCACTATCGTCGGAGAGTGTGGCGGCATCGACCGCCTGCGGGAGCTGGCAGAGGCAGACAAGGACGGTCGGCTGGTGGTGCTGCCGGAAGGAGGAGAAAACGATGGCTGAATACATAGACAGGGAAGCGTTTAAGAAAAGCGTCGAGGAGCGTTATTGTAAGCCGTGTAAGGCGGAGGGAAAAGACCACAACGGATGCTGGTGTCGTGCCTGTTGGGTTGACGATATGCTCGATGAGGTAGATTGTTTCCAGACCGCTGATGTCGCCCCGGTGGTGCGTTGTAAGGAATGCAAGCACAGCTGGGAGGATATAGGCGGACTGTGTTGCTCGCATGGGGTTTGCGTTGACATTACAGTGCCGGATGATTTTTATTGTGCATATGGGATAAGGAAAGAAGGTGAAGAAAGTGTCTAAATACATTGACCGGGAAGCACTGATAGCCGAATTTAAGCGGCTGAAGTTGGGCGAAAACAGCTTTATCGAAAGAGTATTTGCAGACGGGGTATATGCCATTATTGAACAATTCCCTGCCGCTGATGTTACACCGGTAGTGCATGGGCGGTGGATGCCTTTCCACAGCGAAGCTGCGGGCGATATTCAGTATTGCTCCGCATGTGAGATAGGGTTCGATGCAAAGACGGATTATTGCCCGCACTGCGGCGTAAAAATGGACATGAAGTACGGAGGTGACAACGATGCGGTTGATTGACGCAGAATCCGCCATGAGTACGCCCGTCTTGCCAAAAGAGTACCGGAATTACCAGACGGATAATCTTGATGACGCATACGAGCGAGGATGGGAGGATGCTCTTGAGAATCTTAAAAACGCTCCTACTGTTGATGCTGCACCGGTAGTGCGGTGCAAGGGCTGCAAATATCTTGTAAATGCAACGGTTAATTCCAACGGCTTCTTGATTTGTCATGTTAATGATATGGAGATTGCGCCGGAGGATTTCTGCAGCTACGGCGAGAGAAAAGAAGGTGCTGACAATGGATGAATATATTAAGCGGGAAGCCGCACTTGCAATTTGCGAAGAAGAATACCGAGAACAACTGCGAATCCTAAACTATGCCGGTGACTCTGTGGCGTGGAATATCGGACATGCTATTAAAGAACTGCCAGCAGCTGATGTAGCCCCGGTGGTGTATGGCAAGTGGATAGTCCGATTTGACGGCCCATATAATCGTCGTAGATGCTATTGTTCGCATTGCGGAAAGCATAACGGGGTTGGTGGCATAGCTCAAAACCAAGAGAAGCCGTACTGCCCCAACTGCGGTGCAAAGATGGACGAAAAGGAGCGTTGACAATGGACGAATATATTAAGCGAGAAACGGCAATTGCCAAGTTGACCGAATTGGAAGTAACTGAACCAAATGCTACAATGGCAGACGCAAAACGAGTGCTGGCAGATATGCCATGTGCTGAGGCAGTATCACTTCACGATATTTACAGAGTTATTGCAGGACATAGTTATTATCATGGCGACCGTATTCTTGCAGCATTGACATGTATCGCAGAAGGAAAAGAAGTGAATCCTGTACTCCCTACCGACCTTGTGCCGGTGGAGAGATGTAAGGACTGCAAGTACAGAGATGGCACGCCGGGGCAGCCGAATATACTTTGTGCGCAGATGCACGAGGACGATTTCTGCAGCTATGGAGAAAGGCGGGCGGAAAAGGAACCGCCGGAGGAGGGAGAAACATGATTGACTACAAGCGCATCTGCATTGACGAGCTGAAGTGCCATAGCTATAAGCTCCGGTCGTTGGAAAGCCTGCCGGAAGAAATCCGCCGCTACAATGAGCAGATGGACGGCATTCGGTCCGCTACCAGCGATGCTACACCAGTAAAGGGCGGTGGCTGCGGCCGGGAAGATCATTTGATTAACGCAATCTCCCGCCGGGATGCGCTCTCGGCAAACCTTGCGGTAGTCAAGTGGCAGACTTCCCAAGTGGAGAAAGGACTGGCCTGCCTGACGGGAAAGCAGCGGCGCATCCTTGAGTTGTTCTACATCCGCCGGGAATACGGCTACATACAGCGGCTTTGCCAGGAGTTCAATGAGAGTGAACGAGAGGTGTACCGGGATAAGGACGAAGCACTGATGAGATACGCCCTTTGCCGGTATGGGTTGACGGAGCTGTAAAGATGGCAGAAACATGGCAGAAATAAGACGCATATACAGTGTATACTGATAGTGTGGTAAAACACAAAATTCCCTTGACATTCCTCCTGGTGGGGAGCCGGGCCCCTAATCCCGGCAATCTGCTCCCGTAGCTCAATGGTAGAGCGGCTGCCTTGTAAGCAGCGGGTTATAGGTTCAATCCCTATCGGGTGCTCCACCTTCATGTTTTACCTCCTTTTTACGGTGTCGCCGATGCCCCGTTATCCCATCGGCCGAAGATACATGACCTTCGTAAAAAAGGTGCCGCGCTGGCAGACCGCAAGTTCGCAATAGTCTGCCTTACCAAAAAGCAGTCAGAGAGTACCGAAAGGCGCTCTCTTTCTTTATGCCATAAAGGAGGGGATACCTATGGATTTAATAGTCCGCAAAATCCCGCAGAGCGACACCATCAAGGTATATCCGGTATCTGATGTGCATTTGGGCAGCATCCTACATGATAAAGAGGGCTGGCAAGCATTCTGCCGCCGGGTAGAGCGGGAGGACGCTTATCTCATCCTTGGCGGCGATCTCATCAACAACAATACCCGGAACGCGGTGGGAAGCCCCTTTGAGGATTATATCCGCCCGCGGGAGCAGAAAAAGATGATGGTGGAAATGCTAACGCCCATCAAGGATAAGATACTCTGCGCGGTATCCGGTAACCACGAAGCGAGGACAGCCAGGGACACCGACCAAGACATTATGGGCGATATCATGTGCAAGCTGGACATGGAGGACTACTACGCCGAGGACATAGCATTCCTCAAACTGGAGATTGGGCGCAGGGTAACAAGAGATATCCCTATCACCAGCTATACGATGGCTGTTACCCATGGCTCCGGCGGCGGCATTTACACCGGTGCAACGGTCAACCGCAATGAGCGCTTCGGCTACACCATAGAGGGCATTGACGCTCTGATTGTTGGCCATACCCACAAAGGCACCATCAGTAAGCCCAAAAAGATCGTGGTGGACAGTAACAACAATGTTATCCGTACCAAGCAGCTGGTAGTGGTTAGCTGTACTGCATGGCAGCAGTACGGAGGCTACGCAGCCCGGAAGATGCTGCTGCCCAGCAGCGAGAGCGACCATGAGCAGCCGCAGACGCTGCTGCTGTGCGGGAACAAGACAGGCACTAAGCGGATAACCACGGTTTGGTAACAATAATTGGTAGCCCGGCATAGTAGACACCGGGAGGGATAGGGCGGGAAGAATTTTGAAAGGAGGTGCCGAAGATGGCCAGTGGATGCAGTGCGAAAAGCAAAGAGAACCTGCGCCCATGGAAAAAAGGGCAGAGTGGGAACCCAAGTGGGAGGGCGAAAATCCCCGAAGACGCCAAAGCAATGCTGAAAGCGGCGACTCCTGCGGCAGTCAAGCTGCTGGTGGATACCCTAAACAACACAAATGAGAAAACCGAAACGCGGGTAAAGTGCGCAGAAACCGTACTTGACCGTGTATACGGCAAGGCCAATCAGCCGATTGATTTGGGTGGCGAGATACCCAAAATCGAGATCGTGCTGGGCAATGGCAAGGAGTACGCCAAATGACGGTCAATTTAGGCACACCGAATCCCAAGCAGGAGCAGTTTTTGCTGTCGGAAAAGCGCAGGGTGTGTTACGGCGGTGCCAGAGGCGGCGGTAAGAGCTGGGTGGTGCGAGCAAAGGCCACCATGCTTGCCGTTAATTATAGCGGCATCAAGATACTGATCCTGCGCCGGACATATGCCGACCTGTGGCAAAACCATGTGCTGGAGCTGCGAAAGGTGCTGGAACCCGACATAGCAACCTATCGGGACTCGGAAAAGGCGATGATATTCCCAAACGGCAGTCGTATCCGTTTTGGATACTGCTCGGCCGAGGCCGATGTATTGCAGTATCAGGGGCAAGAGTACGACATCATGTTTTTGGACGAGGCGACACAGTTTACCGAGTTTATGTACAACAACCTTGTGGCCAGCAACCGCGGTGCCAACGACTTCCCACATCGGATGTATCTGACCTGCAACCCTGGCGGAGTCGGCCATGCGTGGGTCAAGCGCCTGTTTATCGACCGGGACTATACGGCGGCGGAAAATCCCGAAGATTACGAGTTTATTCCGGCCAAGGTGTACGACAACAAGGTTTTGGTTGATAAGGACCCAGACTATGTACGGATGCTGGAGACCCTCCCGGAGGATATGCGCCGGGCATGGCTGGATGGCGACTGGAATGTGTTTGCAGGTCAGTATTTTGCAGAGTGGCGTGACGATATCCATGTGATAGACCCCATCGAGATACCTGACTGGTGGAGACGCTACTTTGCAATGGACTACGGCCTTGATATGTTGGCCGGATACTGGATCGCCATAGACGGCGAGGGCAACGGCTATGTGTACCGAGAGATATACGAGTCGGGGCTGATTGCATCGGATGCCGCCATGCGTATCAAGGAGGCCAACGGGGACGATAAGATCGAGCAATGGCTTGCACCGCCCGACCTGTGGAACAGGCGAAATGACACAGGCCGCAGCGTGGCGGACATATTTATGGAGCAGGACATCCCGCTGGTTAAAGTGGACAACGACCGCATCAACGGCTGGCAGGATGTACACGAGTGGCTCAAGCCGAGGGACAGCAGAGATATCATAACCGGCGACAAGACGAGGATAGCAGGGCTGCGGTTTTTCCGCAACTGTAAGCAGGTCATCCGCTGTTTGCCGATGGTCCAGTATGATGACCACAAGCCTAACGATGTAGCGACAGAGCCGCACGAGCTGACCCATGCACCTGATGCCATCAGGTATTTTTGCAGCGGGAGACCGTATGCGGGCCAGCCGCCGGTTACAAAGTACAAGCTGCCGCCGGAGCTGCGGCAGCCAGAAGAACAAGGAGGGTATCAGGTATGGTAAGACGATGGCTCAAACGCCTGATCCTGTGGGCGTTAGGGGACGACCAGACGGCGCAGGAGCAATATGCAACAAAGATATTCAACGAGTGGCTTAACGGCCCGGAGGATTGATATGAGTGATGTAACCCTGTGGACACTATACCGAGAGGGTGTAGCGTACCACAACAAGATGGGCTTTAGCACCAAATTCCCGACCTTTGTGCGATTTAAGGAGGGCGACCAGTGGCCACAAGCGACAGAGCGCACCAAAAATCTGCCGAGACCCGTCCTCAACATCGTGGACATGATTGTCCGCAGCAAGCGCTCCAGCGTGCTTGACCAGCCTGTCAGCATCGTCTACAGACAGGGCAGCGCCAGCGGTGACGAAATCCTTGACCAGATGCACCAGGACGCCGCAGAAAACTGCACCGAGTACGCACGGACGATCTGGGACAGAGCCGACATGGACAAACTGTGCAACGAGGCGTGTGACGATGCGGCGACCAACGGCACAGGCATATGGCACTTTTATTGGGACACCAGCGTTACCGGCGACAAATATGTAGGGGAGCTTCGCGGGGAAACCGTGGATGCTCTCAATTTTTTTGTAGCCAACCCGCAGCTCCGGGATGTGCAGAAGCAGGACTACCTCATCATCGCCCAGCGGCTCAAACTGGGCGCTGTACGCAAGATGGCAAGGGACAGGGGATTGCCTGCGGAAAAGGTGGCAAATATCTGTCCCGATGAATTTGAGGATGCAAGCACCTATCAGGCCGAGAGAATCGAACTGGACGGAAAGGAAAACGAAAAGGTCACGGTGCTGACCAAGTATTACCGCAAGAACGGTGAGGTCGTGTTTGACAAAGCGACCCGCAGCGTGGAGATATGCACGGCAGTACCGCTTACCCCGCAGGGCAGCCCCGTCCGCATCAAGCTGTACCCTGTGGCGGCGCTCAACTGGAAACTGCGTAAAGCCTGTTTCTACGGCATCGGCGAAATCGAGGGGCTTATCCCCAACCAAAAGCTCATCAACTTTATGTACGGAATGCAGGCGCTGGCCATCCAGCAGATGGGCTTCCCGAAAATCGTGGCAAAGCCCGGTGCAATCAGACAGCCGCTGACAAACGAGCCGGGGGAGATCGTCACCGACTACTCCAACGGCGGGATATCGTACCTGCAGCCTCCGGCGTTTTCGTCTGCTGCAACGCAGGTCAGCAACGACATGATCGACCTTACCCGCGTAGTGACAGGCACGACCGAGGTGACGACTGGCGAGTCCTTGGGTGCAAACATGGCCGCATCCGCAATCATTGCATTGCAAAACCAAGCGCAGACCCCGGTCAACGAGATTCAGCGCAGATACTGGCACGCAGTTAAGGAGATCGGCCGCATTTGGATGGAGTTTTTCAAAACATACTGCTCCGACAAGCGGGAAATCGTCATTGAGATGGGGGACGAGGTATCAGGCAGAGCATTTACGGGTACGGACTACGCCATGTACGACTTTGACCTGCAGGTGGATGTAGGAGCCTCCTCCGAGTATTCTGCGGTGCTGGCACAGGCCACACTGGATAAGATGCTCGACCGGGGAGATATCACAATCGACCAGTACATAGAGCTGTCCGACCCGAATGTAGCCCCGTTTAAGGAGAAGTTTAAGCGGATGCGGGAGATGCAGCCGACCCCGATGGGGATGCCCGGAGTACCAGAAGAAAACATCGAGGGGCTGCAGAGCGTATCGGGAGTAGGCGGCGTACCATTGCCGGATGTCCCAAAGGCCCCAACCCCGCTAGACAAGTACAAAGGAGGCGGTAATAATGCTGTGCCCAAACTGTAAGGCAGAGATGCGGATCACAGGCAAATACCTGTCCTTTACCGGGGACAAATCCCCCGACACGGAGACCAAGGCATTTATCAAGCTGCAATTGGAGTGCATCAACCCCAAATGCACCAACAGGACACCGACCTATGTGACCAACCCCTTTGAGGGATAACCAATTTTTAAGTGGCTGCTAAACGGAACAAACCGAACCTCGCCACAGAAAGGAATTTATGGACGAAGAAATCATGACTGCTGCCAATGAAGATATCGTTGAAGATATCGACTCCTCTCCCGCAGTAGAGGAAACCGAGCCTGTCGAGCAGGAAGAACCTGCGGTGCAGGAAGAACCGACCGAGACACAGCGTGTGTCACGGAGAATCAAAGAAGCATCCCAAAAGAGCGTGGACGACTTTGTACGCAGCATGGGCCTGACCAATCATTATGACAATGACAGACCCATCACCACAAAGGCGGAGTACGAAGCCTTTGTTGCGATGCAGCGGCTGGACGAGGACGGCCAAACCGACCCCGTATCAGCTTACCGAAATCAATCCTTGGAAGCGGAGATTACCCGCTTGCGGAGCAATGAGCGCATGAGAGAGCTGGAGGCTGACCCTGTAAGAGGGCAGACATTCACAAAGCTAAAGGACCAAGTGATTGAATTGATGGACTACTGCACCCAGCAGGGGACGCCCTGCAGCGTTGATGCAGCGTTCAACACAATTTTGGCGGACAGCTATTTTGACCTCGCCAACGATGCTGCAAACAAGGCAAAGGAGGACACGCTCCGAAGAATCAACAACAACGCACAAGCATCTCCCGGAGCATTGACGGGCGAAAGCCCCGAAACCGAAGCCGACTACATGAAGATGTCGGACAAAGACTTTGAAAAGCTGTATCAAGCTGCACTCCGGGGGGAATTAAAAAATTAAGGAGTGTATAAAACTATGGCAACTACTACCCAGACTTACGGTAATCTTACCGCTGAACAGAAAACCTTTTACGACCGCACCCTGCTGTCCCGGCTGCTGCCCAATCTGACCTTCCTCAAGTACGGCCAGAAGCGCCCCATGCCGAAGAACGAGGGCGACACCATCAACTTCCGCCGCTTCAACTCCCTTGATGTCCCTGCGGCATCCCTGACCGAGGGCGTGACCCCTGACGGAGACAACCTGTCCATCACCGCTGTGACCGCTACCGTGGCGCAGGAGGGCAACTGGGTCCGCCTGTCTGACAAGATCAGCATGGTCGGCATCGACCCCGTCCTGACGGAGTCCGCTGCGCTGATGGGCGAAAACGCCGCCAAGACCCTGGAGACCCGCTGCGCGGATGTTATCTTCAAGGGTACTTCCCAGCAGTTTGCTGGCGGCGCTGCTTCCGCTGCCGCTATTGCCGCCGGTAAGGTGGTAAACAGCGAAGAGATCAAGAAAGCGGTGCGCACCCTGCGCAACAACAACGCCGAGCCCCTGGAGGGCGGCTATTACATCGGCTTCTGTGATCCCAGTGTAGCATACGACCTGCAGAACGACAGCCTGTGGCAGGACATCTCCAAGTACAATGGTGCAGAGAACATCATGAAGGGCGAGATCGGTCGTATCCATGGTGTCCGTTTCATCCTGACCACCATGTGTCCCACCGATGCAACGACCGCTACTGCGGGTACCCTGCATAAGACCCTTATCGTAGGCAAGGACGCTTACGGCGTGGTCGATGTGAACGGCTCCTCCAAGCCCGAAATCATCATCAAGCCCACTGGCTCCGCCGGTACCGAGGACCCCCTGAACCAGCGCGCGAGTGTCGGCTGGAAAGCGATGGCGGTTACTGTTCGCCTGCAGGAGCTGGCGATGGTCTGCATCCAGTCCATGGCTTCTGCCTAACCAAATACAAGGGAGGGGGTAACGCCCCTCCCTTCTTTTACAGAAAGGATTTAATATGGCTAACATCAAAAAGGCTGACAATCCCGACATGATCGGAGAGATCGTAGAGAAAGAGACAGGCGAGGAACTTGCCAAGGGCAAGAAGGTACGCATCCGTCTGCCGAAGGACAAGCTGAACAAAGAAGATGTCGTAGTGCCTGTGTGCATCAACGGCTATACCTATCAGATCAAGCGCGGCGAATGGGTAGATGTACCCGAAGAAGTCGCCCGCATCCTTGAAGAAGCAGGGTACATGGGGTGATTGAATGAACAAGAACGATGCCATCAACGGTGCGCTTCGGTGGATAGATGAAGCCACCGTAAACGGCGCTGCCGCAAGCAACGGATTTATAGCCGACTACAAGGACAGAATGGAGCACCTGCTGGACGGTGCTGTTGCAATGGTGGAATCGCAGTTCCCGCTGATCGAATCCATCAGCATCGTTCAGAACATGCCTCGGTGCATGGAGGGCTCCCATTTTGAAGCTAAGACGGTTTATCCCGGTGATACCTACGAGTTTACCAACAGTGATGCAAAAGCCTACACGCTTGAAATTTGCGGTGTTCTAACAGCGAATATCGATGGGGCCCGGCGGCAGATTACCGCTCCTGAGTTCCAGCGGCTTTCCGGCAGCTTTAACGGCAGTATCAAGTTGGAATCGCAGTACCCATTCCAGGTAAGAAACGCTGCGTTTTATGCATTCCCGCTGGTAGAAATCCCGGAGCACATAGCATGGGTGCCGTATGAGCTGCCCCAGCAGATGAACGGCATGGTGAAAATCCTTTTCTCCGGTGACGGCGTGGCCTTCCGCGACTTTTCCGACTACCGGCGGCTGGATGAATACCATATTGCGGTCCCGTACCATTACAGCGGGCAGTTCGATATCCAGTATAAGCACCGGCACGCCACCCTTGCAGGCGCTTCCGGTGCGACCGAGATAGAGGTGGAGCCCAAGGCGGTTCCGCTGATTCCACTCCGGCTGGCCATTGATGCCACAAGCGGCATTGATGAGACACTGGCGCTGAATCAGTTCCTCACCGGACGCTTTGCCGAGATGGTAGGCGCTATGACGGACGAGGACATCGAGAAACACCAAGTAATTGAAACCGTATTCATGATGTAAGGAGGGGAGCAAATGAGATATTCCCCGGCAAAACTCCCCAGCGCTGATGTGGTAAAGACCAATGCCATGGTCATTAACGACTTTTATGGCTGCGACTTTTCCAGCGGCGCAACCAATATCGACCCAAGAAGAAGCCCCAACTGCGAGAACATGATCCGTTCCTCCCCCGGCCGCGTGAGAAAGCGCCTTGGCTTTGCCAAGACGGCGGTATACGATGGCCGTATCAATGGTCGGTTCTCTCTGGATGGGACAGATATTATCCATGCGGGCACGAAACTGTATGCAGGCGATACGCTGATCTCTTCCGCCATGAACGATGCCTTTTCGGTTGGCAAGAACTTCGATAAAGCGCTGTACCTGCTGGATGGAGCACACTACTACAAGGTAACGCACAGTGACGGAACCTTTACCGTGGCTAATGTATCGGACAGCGCCTATGTGCCGCGCATCGTTATCAATAAAAATCCGGATGGTACCGGCGGAACAACTTATGAGGATATCAACCTCATGTCGGATAAGTGGACGGAATCTTTCTATGTAGGAGATAAGACCGCAGCAGCAACAGTATTCCAACTTTCCCTTGAAAATTTGGATACAACACCTGTAACGGCAAAGATATTGCAAGCTGACGGTTCCTTCGTAGACAAGGTAGAGACTACAGACTTTACTGTAAACCGCACCATCGGCACCGTGACATTCGTAGCCGCTCCGGGTAAATCCCCTTTGGAGGGCGCGGACAATGTATATATCACTGCATCAAAGGACAGGAGCGAGAGCCGCAGCCGCATTACGAACTGCGATACCTGTATTGTGTATGGCGAGACGGGAACCCGGCTATTTGTGACCGGCGATCCGAACTTTAAGAACAGGGATTTTTGGTCGGCGCAGAATGATTTTTCCTATTTTTCCGATCTATCCTATTCGATACTGGGCGAGGACAGCGAGCGCATTGTAGGTTATTCCATCGTGGGCGACAGGATAGCGGCCCACAAGAGCGGAACCACCGGCGCGGTGTATGTGCGCACCGGCTCCACGGTAACGGCGACCGATGATCTCGGCAACAGCGTGGAGACCTTTGCATTTAAGACCGGAAATGTTATCACCGGACACGGCGCCATCGCTCCGCACAGCTTTGTGCCGACCGATAACGAGCCGCTGTTCCTTTCCTCCACCGGCATATTTGCCTTGACTGCTTCCGATGTGACCGGCGAGCGCTATGTGCAGAGCCGCAGCTTTTATATCAATCCGAAGCTGCTTTCGGAAAGCAATATCGCCGATGCCTATGCCTGCATCCACAAGGACTTTTATTTCATTGCGGCCGGTGCTGGCGTGTATGTGCTTGACCTGCTGCAAAAGCACTACGAGGATGGGGAGCCGTATTCCAACTACCAGTACGAGTGCTTTTATCTGACCGGAATACCCGCAAGGGTGATCTGGGACGATAACGGCGAACTGTTCTTTGGTACGGCGGACGGCAAAGTATGCAAATTCAATACCGATGAGACCGCTCCCAACTCCTACAACGACACGATGGACGGGGAGACATACACACCAGTAGGGTGCCAGTGGGAAACCCCAGATATCGATGGCAATACCTTTTACTCCAGCAAACACTTCCGGTACATGGCCTGCAGGCTGTCCGCTTTTGTGCGCACCAGTGTAAACGCCTATGCGATGTGCAGCGGCAAATGGATCTCCATTCTGACCGATGCGAGAACTGCCCGCTTCTTCTCATGGGAGGATATAGACTGGTCGAAGTGGACATGGAGTACCGATGCAACTCCGAAGGTATTGGGCAGGAAGCTGGATATGCGCAACCTTGATAAAGTGCGGTTCCGCTTCTCCAACGGCAATGCGGAGCCTTTCGGCATCGAGAACATCGCAGTAGAGTACCGAGAAACGAGAAAGTACAGGGGGTAAGCTATGTTTGAAAAGATCAAAGCATCCGACGGCAATCCCTATACCCCGGATGCAGTATTTACCGATAGTGACGGCAACAGGGTTGGGGTAATTGGGCAGGACACCACCCCGAACCTTTCCGTCAATGAAATGCAATTCTCCGTAGAGGCTGTGGTGCGTGAGGTCGTCATTCCTGCGTATAACAGCCTTGTTGATGCCCTGAACGCACTGGCGGCTGCCAGCAATATGGGCGCAGCAGATATTAAAGGTAATGCCAGTACCGTACAGGCGGAGCTGGCCAAGCGCATCATCACCGGCAATGTGAAATACATCCGGTTGAACAGCGACAAGGTGCTGGAAACCAGCAATGACGGCGAGACATGGGAAGCCACCGGGTCTTCCGGCCACATCATCATAGCGCCGGATGGCACAGTAGCGCCGCAGCGCAGCCGCCTGAAATTCGCCAATGGCACAGTAACAGATGATGGTACCGAAACCATTGTTACCGGCCTGAAAGGCGATACCGGCCCGCAGGGCGAGAAAGGCGACACAGGCGAGCAGGGGCCGAAGGGTGACCAAGGCCTGACAGGCCCCGTTATTGTTCCCTATGTAGATGCCAGCGGCGTTATGTCCTTCACCATTCAGGATACCGCCATTGCCCCGCAGGCCGTCAGTGTGAGAGGCCCGCAGGGGCCGCAGGGCGTACAGGGCGAGCAGGGCGCACAGGGTACGAGAGGCCCGCAAGGCTTACAGGGCGTACAGGGCATCCAGGGCCCCAAGGGCGAAACAGGCGAACAGGGCCCTGCCGGTGCTACCGGAGCCACAGGCGCAACCGGCCCCAAAGGTGATAAAGGCGATACTGGCCCCAAGGGGGATACCGGTGCAACCGGTGCCCGTGGAGCAACCGGCGCAACCGGCGCACAAGGCCCGGCTGGTCCCGCAGGCCCCAAGGGTGAACAGGGCGACACCGGCGCTACAGGCGCTCCCGGCGGCAGAGGCCCGGAAGGCCCGCAAGGCCCAATCGGCCCACAAGGCCCCGTAGGCCCCGCAGGTAAAGACGGAACCAGCCTGTATATCGAGGACAGCTATCCTACACTGGCAGCGCTGAAAAACGCGATCCCAGCCGGTAACGATAAGATGTACTATGTGCAGGAAGATGGCGAGTGCTACATTTATAGCGAGACGGCCAATGACTGGGTAAGTGTAGGTGCTTTGCAAGGCCCCATCGGCCCGCAAGGACCGCAGGGTGTCCAAGGCCCACAGGGCGAAGTAGGCCCCACAGGCGCTACTGGCGCAACAGGCGCAACAGGCCCAAAGGGCGCACCTGGCGAAAAGGGCGCAGACGGCGCAGCTGCTACCATCACGGTCGGTACAGTTACTTCCGGCGCTGCTGCTTCCGTTACCAACAGCGGCACTACCTCCGCTGCGGTTTTCGATTTTGTACTCCCCAAAGGTGACAAAGGCGAAAAGGGCGATACCGGCGCAACAGGCCCACAGGGTGAGACTGGCGCTACTGGCCCGGCTGGTGCTACCGGCGCAACAGGCCCCCAAGGTGAGCAGGGTATTCAGGGCATTCAAGGCCCCGTTGGCCCGCAGGGCGAACAAGGCCCCGCAGGCGTAGCCGGTGCCGATGGTAAATCCGCCTATCAGACCGCCGTAGAGGGCGGCTATTCCGGTACGGAAACGGCGTTCAATGCGGCGCTGGCGGATGTGCCCGGCCATATCGCAAGCAAGGCCAACCCCCACGAAGTAACCAAAACGCAAGTGGGCCTTAGCAATGTGGACAATGTGAAGCAGGCCCCCTATACCCATGTTTCCGATAAGGCTAACCCACATGGCGTGACCAAAGCCCAGGTCGGACTTGGAAATGTAGATAACACCAGCGATACCAATAAGCCGGTGTCTACCGCACAGCAGACGGCAATCAATGCCTGCAAGGTAAAGAAGAATACCCTCTCCCTCCCCACGGCATCCTGGACAGGCAGCGGCCCCTATACCCAAACAGTCACCATAACCGGCATCACAGTCAACAGCAAGGTAGACATCCAAATGGACGCAACAGCCCTCGGCGTACTCATCGACAGCGGCACATCTGCGATATGGATGGAGAACAACAACGGAACGATTACGGCCAAATGCATTGGCGATAAGCCGAACGCAGACATGACCGTACAGGTTACGATTGCGGAGGTAACAGCATGAGCGTAATTTACGGTAATCCAATCATTGCAGGTGGTGGCGGCCTTGAGCTTGTAGCAAATGTCGTTGACGGTGCAACCGTTACCGCTACCCTTGGAAGTAAGACCGTGACAGGCGTTTCCTCCGGCGGTCAGGTACGGCTTAAAATCCCGCAGGAGGGCAAGTGGACTGTTTCCGCAACAAGTGGGTTGTTGGTGTCCGTCCCGCAGGAAATCAGCGTTCCTGCCACCATCGATATCGCATTGGTGGCGCAGGAGCTGAACGATACAAGCTGGGCAGCCATCAAGCAGGTATCTGATGCCGGAAAGGGTACGGATTTCTGGTCTATCGGTGACTGCAAAGAAATCACCATGAACGGAAAAGTATCTGATGGCCTTACCCTAACAAACTATTCCGCTTGGGTATATATTATTGGATTTAACCACAACGCAGAACGAGAAGGAAACGGCATTGCGTTTCAAGGGTTTAAGGTCACCAAGAACGGAACGCCAGTCTGTCTTGCTGACGGTTACTATAATAGCAGTATAACTTCCGGTACGGTGTTTAACATGAACAACTCTAACTCAAACGCTGGCGGTTGGTCTTCCTCCCATATGCGTTCTGCCGTTATGCCACTTATTAAGGCGGCTTTCCCAGCAGACCTTAAAACAGTTATTAAGACCAGCACTATTTATACCGATAATGCTGGTGGACAACCGCAAACACTTCCAGAGCTAACAGCCACGCAGGACGATGTGTTCTTGCTGGCAGAATATGAGATATTTGGAACACGCAGTCATGCTAACAATAAAGAGGCAAACTACCTCAAACAATACGCCTACTACGCTGCGGGGAATAGTAAAGTAAAGTACAGACATAACGCAACGAGTTCTGCTGCCTATTGGTGGGAGCGTTCTCCTTATTCCGGCTACTCCAGCGGTTTCTGTGGTGTCTACACCACCGGCAGCGCCACCATTTCCGGCGCCAACAATTCTCGTGGCGTGTCTCCCGCTTTCAAAATCTAACATCTACCAATATTTAGCCCACGCAAGTGGGCGGAGGGTCTTTTTATGAGTGTCTTAAAATCGAAGCGAACCAAAAGCAGCATACAATACCTAAAAACAGCGGATGATATCTTTTCCTACACGGCGAATTTCTGTTCTCGTCTGTCACCACGCTACACCCGCATTTTTACCGATGCCACCATCAAGATGGCATCGATACTGGTTACGGAGTGCGGGATGGCAAATGCCATCTATCCGAACTCGGATATGGCGTTTGAAAAGCGCAAAGAACACTTTGTTGAAGCAAAGGCGGCGCTTTCCTCACTTGACATCATGTGCGGGCATATCTACTCCACACTGATGCTCAACCCACAGGGAGCTTTCAGAACATCCTCCGACAAGCAGGTGGACGGCGAAACAGCCATAAAACGGCTGGACGATTTGTGCCAAACGCTTGGCGAAATGATAGATACCGAGGATAAATTGCTTTCCGGCATCATCCGCAACGACCGGGAACGGCAAAAGAAAGATATCGCAAGGGTAAAGTATGCTGAAGAATTGAGCAACCGTCCGGCGGTAACGCTGGGCTGATGCTATAAAGGGTGCATCTCTGCTAAACTGCTGCCAATTGGTGGGAGCGTTCTCCTAATTCCGGCAACTCCAACAATTTCTGTAATGTCAACACCAACGGCAGCGCCAACAATAACAACGCCAACAATTCTAATGGCGTGTCTCCCGATTTCAAAAGAACAGGTCGCATAGAGACCTTTTTGAAAGGAGAGGTGTTTCCCGTGGCTTTAAGCCCAAAACAGCATACCGATGCCGATGGCAAGAACGCTGCTTGCATGGCAGGACGGCGCATCCTGTTTCATTTGTCACGGCTTGGGGAATGGTACGCAGCGCACGAGTATTCCACGCCCCGCAACGGTATGTATGACCAGCGAAGAAAGACACAAAGCAAGGTATTTAAGACGAACTCAAAAAAGACTTGAAAAACGCAAGGAACGGTTTGATATGATAGGCGGGCTTGAAGGAGCCTTTACCTATCACGATATGTTCAAAGATGGAAAAAATTGCTGTAAAGGAGTGCGCTGGAAGCATAGCGTGCAGAACTTCGAGCTGCACCTGTTTTCGGCCACCGCAACGGCAAGGGCAAAGGTTTTGGCTGGGAGTTGGGAACCGCAGCCATATACCAAGTTTACAATTTGCGAAAGAGGCAAGACAAGGGATATTGAAGCGCCGAAGATACGAGACCGCCAAGTGCAGAAGGGGATAACAAGAAGAATACTTCTTCCCCTGTACGCCCCATGCATGATTTACAACAACGGCGCAAGCCTTAAAGGGAAGGGCCTCAAATTCAGCCAAGAGAGGCTAAAACACGAGTTGCGGCAGCACTACAAGAAATACGGCGCCGCCGGAAAAGTGATGCTGCTCGACTTCTCGAAATTCTTTCCAACGGCAAGCCACGAAATCGTTAGGCAGAACCACCGCAGGGTAATGTTCGATGAGGACATAATAAGGCTCTGCGATACAACCCTCCGCAGCAGCGGGATGCCTCTTGGTGTAGAACCGAGCCAAGCGGAAATGATTTACTATCCATGGGCGCTTGACTGTTGGCTTAAATGCCAATGCGGGTATAAGGGCATGGGGCACTACATGGATGATTATTACATTCTTCTCCCAACCGGAGAAATGCCGGACGGGATTTTTGAGAAAGCAAAGTCCATCGGGCTGACGGTGAATAAATCAAAAACTGTATTAAAGCCCCTGTCAAGGCCGTTTCGTTTTTGCAAAATACGGTACTCCCTTGGAAAACGGGTAAAGACCGTGGGAAGCCGTGAAGCATATCAAAGGGCAAAGCGCAAAATAAACCTTTTCGTTAAAACGAAATCTCCGGACTGGGCGGAGTCCCTTAACGCAACGATTTCCTACTTCAACAACTATAATGACAGCCTGCGGAAGAAACGGCTTTTCGACCGCATGGCGAAGGAGGGCATATGTACTATGTTTGTTTCCGGCGCTTCCGTGGAAACGCAATCTGCGGGAATGTGAATATTCCGTATGGGACACGGCTGCCGGTCGTAAACGACATCCTCCGCATGGACGGAGAAATGATATGCACCGTGCGGTCGCAAAACTCGCACGACTATTTCTCCACGGACGATGACGGCAGGGGACTTATCCGTGGGAAGCTGACCGAGGATATCAATAAGCTGCTCCAGCGCCCCGGCAAGAAGCACCAAGCGAGATGGGATAAGGTGTGGGAGGATATGTCGCTTACAAAATACAAGCGGCCCGAACACCCAAACCATTGGCTTTGGAACCATGACTTTTATTGCGCCCCGGTCGAAGAACTTGAGCGCATCAAAAAGATGATATCGGAGGTGTAATATGTACAAAATCACAAAGGACGGCAAGGAATACTATTCCGACACCTTGGTATATGTGAAGAAAGCTCCAAATGGGTGCTATGTTCCTTGTTTGGCAGAGGAAGCGGAATATATTGTTGGTAAAGTGCCTGAAGATACCATTTTTGAAAACGCAGAGGTAGAAAATTTCGATGGTGGTTCTATGGCATCAGATATGCAGGAAGCCTTAAATATTATGGGGGTGAACTAAATGGGCTACTATACCGAAAAAGCCAAAGAAGTAAAAGCAAAGCAGGATGCAGAGCTGGAACAGCTGAAAGCAGCTCTTCAAACCCTTGGCGTAGAAACCGAAGAAAAGGGGGAAACAGCCAATGCGGAATGACATCTTAGAGCAGGCGCAGGAAATCCGGACGAGCATTGACAGCGTGACCGGCACCATGGCGGACGCTGATGCAGCAAAGAACCCTATGCTGTTCCTGCCGTGGGAAGTCGGCATCAAGTACGAAGTTGGCGACCGCAGACGGCATGACGGCAAGGTGTACAAGTGCTTGCAGGCCCACACCTCGCAAGCAGACTGGAAACCCCCGGCTGTCCCCGCCCTATGGGTAGTCGTCAATGTCAGTTCTCCCGGCACGATTGATGACCCCATCCCGGCATCGAAGGGCATGGAATACGAGTACGGCAAGTACTACCTTGACCCGGAGGATGGGAAAACCTACCTCTGCAAGCGTCTGAATGAGACCGGAACCATTGTGCTGCAGTACCTCCCGCATGAGCTTATAGGGCAGTATTTTGAGGAGGTAACCTAATGGATATTTTCCTCCCCAAAGATGTGCATGAAGAATTCGCCAGGCGCATGGAGGATGAAAACCGGCGGCAGAACCACCGGATTGACAACCTAGAAAACAGCGTGAAAGCCTTTGGCGAGATCGCCAACAGTGTAAACCGCTTGGCCACCAACATGGAGACCATGACAACCGAATTAAGCCGACAGGGCGAACGCCTTGAGACGCTGGAAAGAAAGCCGGGGGACAACTGGAACGCTGTCCTCCGGTCTATTTTAACCGGTATCGGCGCAGCTATTGCTGTTGCCGTTGTCGCTGTAATCGCTAATAACCTCGTAAAGTAAAGGAGAATGGAAATGAACGAATTTGTAACTTGGACTTCCCTTGGCACTTATGCTGGCGCTGTAATGATGGTCACAATCATTACCCAGTTCCTCAAGCAGACCCCTCTCAAGAACATCAACACCCAGCTGCTTGCTTACATCATCTCTGTGGCCATCCTCATCGGAGCCGAAGCCTTTAACGGCTCTGCTCTGACGGTACAGGGCGTGGTGCTGTGCCTGCTGAACGCTGTTATTGTCGCTTTGGCTGCTAATGGTACATATGACGCAGCCACCACCGGCATGGTCAAACACACTGATGCGGCTATTTTGGATGCCGAAGGAAAGGGGGAAGCCTAATGGCTTTCCTCTCTCCCGACAATGTACGCTATGATAACGGCGTAAAAATCTGTGAAAAGCTTATTCCTGATAGCGCCGTATGGAACCGAGACTATACCGAGGCCGGTTATACATACCGAAAAGGTACGCAGTACAAGGCAAACCGGGCGTTATCCGCCATTAACGGTGTGACTATTCACAATACTGGCCGGATTAAAGTCCCCAGCGGTACCACAATGGCGGAGCAGTACACCCGCGCGACCTACCCGAACTGCAATATGGGGTCTGTCCGTGTCCACTACTATGTGGACGAGAACGAAGCATGGCAGAACCTTGACGAGGGCGAGGTCGGCTGGCACGCTGCTGATGGAAACTACGGCCCCGGCAACAGCACTACCATCGCCATCGAGATCATCATGGACGGCACTGGTGCCGAGTATAACCGGATTGCCGAAGATAACGGCGCAAGACTTTGCGCTGCTATTCTTAAACGGCATGGTTTGAACGAGAACGCCGTCTACCAGCACCATGACTGGTACGCAAGGAAAGATTGCCCTGCCTATATCAGACCGCACTGGAGTGCGTTTTTGGCGTTGGTGCGGCAGTATCTCAATGACGATGCGCAGGTGCCGAGCGATTATGATAAACTGGTCGCCGAGCTGGAAGAAATCAAAGAAAAATACAGAACCGAACACGCCAGCGCACAGGCGCTGCGTGGGAGAATTTTAGCCGCTGTGGAGCAGTATGACACAGCGGCATATGACAAGGAGGGGTAATTTTGGCACTGAGAAAGAACACAACCCTTGTAAACGATGGCGGAAGCAACCGCACAATAAAACCGATTGGGTACGATGTGGCGAGGGCGGGCGCAGCAGCAGGCTCCGAAGTAAATAAGCCCGGCAGGGGCGCTGTAGATGCAGCGATAAAGGGCGGAGCTCTTGCTTCGGCAAAGGCTAACCTAGCTGGAGTTTCCCCGAAAATTTCATCCACCGTGACGGACACCTCCGAGCGGGACGCATACCTTGAGAGCCTGAAAGCGCAGCTGGATGCGCAGACCGCTGCCTATGACCAGTTGCTTGCCTACAACCAGCAGATGTATGAGGCCCAGCAGAAACAGGCGGCCCAGCAGCGAGAGGACAATGCACGCAGGGCGTACATTGCCAAAGAGATGGCGCTAAAGAACCTCCCCGGGCAGCTGGCCCGTGAGGGTATCAATGGCGGCCTTGCGGAAAGCTCCTATGTCCGGCTGAACAACCGCTATAACAGCAGCCTTGCCGATGCGGATAACGCCTATTCCGATGCGGTGAATCAGGCATACCTTGACATGATTCAGGCGAACCGGGAGCCGCAGACCGGGAAGATGAACGCACAGGCAAGCTATTCCGCCGGGCTGGCAAAGGCCCCGAAGGCAAAGACAAAAACCACCAAAAAGGACAACCCAAATTACAATGCCGCCTTGCAGGACTCCTACAACATGTTGCGCCGGGCCGGTTATTCTGATTCAATGGCGGCAAGACTTCTCGGACTTGAATGACAGGAGGAAAAATGGATAGAAAAACGCTGGAACAAAACTATCAAAAATCTTTCGGTGCATCGCCTGCCGCGGAGCTTGAGCAGAACTACCAGCGGAGCGGCATTGACTCTCTTGTTCAATCTGTGAAGAAAGCTACCCAATATAATCCCTCTGCCCCCAGCACGCAGCCTACACAGGCTGCGCCTGCTGGGGCTTCTTCTAGTAAACAAAGCGATGTCATGAAGGAGCAGCTGGATGCGATTAAGAAACAGAGGGACGACGCGGCAATTAAGGCCGGGGCTTATATGCGAGCTGGGAATATGCCGCAGCAGGCCAAGGAGCAGCAGAAGATTGCCAACAAGGCTGCCATTGAGTACGAGAACGCCTATACCCAGTGGAAGAACCAGCGAAATGCGGAAGCGGTAGAGGACTACAACCCGGACGAGAATAAATTCAAGGCAGGCGATGCTGTCCTTTCTGGCGTGCAGAATGCATTCCAAAGCATGAGGCAGTATGCCGCTGCAGCATCTTCGTATCTTTCCGGTAATCCGGAAGCGCAGGCATGGGAAGCCAAGCGGCTGATGGAAAGCGGCGTAAGCGGTACCGAAGCCGTAAAGCGGGCCGGGCTTGCCGATAAGAGAGAAATCCCCATCACAGACTATAAGACGCAGGCAGAACTGCGCCACGAAAAGAATGTAGCCAGCGTTGGTGCTGTTGAGGGCGGAGCGCTGCAGCTGGTCAATACGATCTCGAACATGGTGCCGTCCCTTGTTGCAAACGCGATCCTCCCTGGCTCCGGTTTGCCCGTGATGGCTGCATCCGTTGCGGGCAATAAATATGCAGATGCCTATGAGAAGTACGGGAATACGGATACAGCATTCGTACTCGGCTCCGCTGCCGGTGGCGCTTCCATGCTTACCGAACAGTTTGGCGGTTTGTATGGCTCGCTGGGCAAGTCTGCCGCCGGGCAGGCCGTGGCCAAAAAACTGATGGCGGAAGCCCCCGGCCTGTATAACCTCGCCAATTCCGTGGGTGGCAAGTGGCTGCGGGACGCTCTCTCCGAAGGCATTGAGGAGGGCGCAGAGGATGTTATCAACTACGCCATTGAAAAGGCCCTCACCGGCGACAGTGACGAGATGGACAACTTCGGCTATGATATGCTCCTCGGCGCTCTCGCAGGCGGCGTGATGGGCGGCGGCAACGCTGCAATGCGTTCCGTCACCTATAGCCGTGTAGGCAAGGCACTGAATGCTTCCCCTGCTGCCGTAGCGCAGCAGGTGCAGGAGGGCATGGAGAAAGGCTCAGGCACCGCACCTGCCATTTATGCGGCGGAGGTGCAGAAGAACCCCAGCAACCAAATGGTGGGCAGACTGTATGAAGCAAACCTCACCTATGATGCCGAGAGCGGCCTTTCCAAAATCCAGAACGATATTACCCAGGTCTCCATCAATGAGATTAAGGCGATGGCCTCCAAAGCGGATGCGCTGGCGCAGGCGGCCCAAAAACTGAATGTGGAAGCTACTCCGCAAGCCGTAGCAACAGCTATTACCGATGCCCAGCGCACACAATCCATTAAAACAGCCGAGGACAGCGTAGGGCAGGCTTTTGCGCCCACAGTTGATAATCCTGTCAACGCAGGAGAGAAAGCCTACAACAGCGCCCTTGCCGGTGTAGCAGCTAACCAAGGCGTAGCTGCTCGCATCAATAACGACCCTGCCGCAAGACAGGCATTCTCCCAGTTGACCGGCGTACAGTTCAGCGGAAACACAGCACAGGATATTGCCGCTATCGAAGTGGCTACGCAGAACATTGCGAAGTCCGGTAAACAGGCGATCTCCCAGGCGGAATATGCCCAGCGTGTCGCTTCTGCAGGAGAACAGGCTGCTGCCCAGTTCGATGCCGATATGCAGGCGCAGGCGGAGCAGATGCAGCGGGAATCCAATGAAAGATGGCTTTCCGTTGAGCAAAACACCATTACCGATGTAGACGGCAAGCGCCGTATCAAGGAGATCACCAATACCGATGTGCGCGGCAATACCGAGATCGGCTATAAGAAAGCTGAAATTCCCGACAGTAAAAAGAAAGCTGTTGCCGAGGTGAACAATGCAGCGAAATACCTTGGCAAGACTATCGTGTGGTTTGAGGGTGCGGTGCAGGTCAATGGGCAGTACCGGCTGACCAATGGCTATCGCGCACCGGATGGCACCATTTATGTCAACATCAATTCCCGCGATCCGCTGATGGTTACTTTCGGCCATGAGATGTTTCACGACCTTGTAGCTGATAGCAAGTATTCCGGGCTGATTGATACGCTGGTAGAGAACCCCGACTATGCCGATATGGTAAAGGGCATGATGAATGCCAAAACCGAACTGTACGAGCGCAATGGAATTGAGCTTGACCCGAATGCAGCTGCGGAGGAAGTCGCTGCCGATATCAGCGGTGATCTTTTGGGCAGCCGGGATATGCTGGAGTACATCGGCGCAAGAAATACGGAAGCCGCCACCGGCATTAAAGGTTTCTTGAACCGTATCCTCAAAAAGCTAAAAGGAAAGCCCTCTGCACAGGAAGCCTACAACAGGCTCTCCGAAGCGCAGAAGGCTTTGCTTGATGGGATGGAGGGTAAAGCAGAAACCGGCGTGAATGGGTCGGAATCGTTTTCTCTGATCGATGTTGCTCCTAACGGGATGGAGATATACGAAACAAGCCTTACAACACAGCAGCTTTCGGAATCTCAAAAGAAAAAGCAGTATCTCGCCCTTATCAAAAACCAGTACAGAGGGAGAACGGCCCGGCTGGAAAGAAACGGTCATGTCGTTTATGTAAGACCCGACATTCAGGAAGCTGGGAAACCGATATATGGTGACCGGAGATCAACGGCCAATGGCGCAAAAGCGCTGCGCAACTCTCTGGCCGATGGCGATGTATTTGACCTGCTGGAGAATGCAGAATACGACCGCAGTAGCAGGGACACGAAGAACCATAAAAATGCGGATTACTTCGATTACTATGTAAAAACGGTTCAGATCGATGGAAAAGTGTATGATCTTGTTGCCGATGTAAAAAGAGCATATGGCAATTCTGATGGCCTTTACTATACGCTGTATTTGGTTGACAACGCAACCAAAAAAGCTGTTGTCTCCCAAAGGCCTCAGACCCTCGGCTCTTCCGAACCGATTACTGCCTCTGAAATGGGGAGCAACAGCTTTTCTGCTGACATGGTACCACAATCCGATGCCGCTGTCAATAACTATTCTATGCAGAATAGCGCAGAAGATGCAAGCGGGAAACATTCCCTTATGGATATCCCGGCAATGGACAGTACCGGCAGGGAGCTTTCTGCCGAGCAGCGGGAGTATTTCTTCGGCTCCAAAGTCGTTGACGCAGAGGGCAGGTTGAAACCTGTATATCATGGCAGCCCGGCGGTGTTTACCGAGTTTTCCCCCGATTTCATGTCCCAGCATGGCAGCTCCGAGGGGCAAGGTTTCTATTTCACTGACTACAAGCCGATGGCAGAGGGCTACCAAAAGGACGGTGGACAACTCCTTGAAGGGTATCTGGATATCAAAAAGCCGTTGAGCGATAGCGAGATTACGCTGACAAGGGCAGAAGTAAAAAAACTTTTGCGGGCTGTTGACCCGACCGGTGATGAAGTGCTTGTGAATTACGATCCTGCTGGCGGTATTGGGTACCCTTCAAAAACATGGTATAACCGGGCGCTGGATGCTACCGTAAAGGCAGCTATGGAATATAGCAGCAGCGACAGCGAAATCCTTGCGGAGATCGCGAACGGTGGAGCAGGCACCGGCGCTGTTCTTGAGGCAGCACGCAATACGCTTGGTTATGACGGATACATTGTAGAGGGCAAATATGATAATGCCACCGTGTATGTGGCGTTTGACAGTAGTCAATTTAAGAACATTGACAATACCGCTCCAACCGAAAGCAAGGATATCCGCTACTCCCTCATGGAAGATGCCCAGTACATGGCCGACATCGACAGGGTTGTTTCCGAAGCAACCGAGAAAGCAAACGATGAGCTGAAGGCTGCACAAGCTGAGGTGAAGGACATCCGTCAGCAGCTTGCTGACTATCGCCAGCAGGCAACTGCGGAAGCGAAGATGAATGACCGCTGGCGTGATGCAGAGACGAAACTTCTCACCGAAATAGCAGCGGCTAAAGAGCGAGAGAAGGCAGCAAAGGCCCGTGCAGAATTCATGGCGAAATATGACGCACTTTCCAAGCAATACCGTGCTGACCTCCGTGCGAACAATCGGCAGGTGCGGGACAAGTACAACGAAAAGCTGTCCGAAGCCAAGGACGAATTCAACCGGCGGAGGACGCAGGACCGCATTGACCGAGTGGTGCGGGAGGATCGGGCAAAGAGCAAAGCCAGATTGAGGACGGCGGAACAGAAATCCACCACTACGGAAGATGTTGCCAAGGTTCTGACCGAAATGCCGAAGAAGGACAAGGAAACCTTTAAGGCGAAAGCCGCCAAAGACTGGCGCACCTTTAAGCGCCAGTGGATCAACACTAAGGATGAGCTGGAGCGATTCGGGAACGAAGTCGGCGACAGCAGAATCATGTATGCAGCGAACAATGTCGGGCAGGCATCTGCGGCGGCGCAGTATTCCATTGGCGGCGCCGGGCAGTATGACCTTAACGGCAAGAAGATCGGCGATAAGAACCTCATGCAGGTATTTGAACCGGCGAAAAAGGCTGGCTTGACCGATGAGTTTTACACCTACCTGTTGCATGAGCACAATGTAGACCGCATGAGTGTACGCGAAAACGCGCAGCGGCAGCTTGCAGAACTTCGTGCGAAACTGAACAGGGAAGTCAACGGCTTTGCGGAAATGACAGATGAGAACATCGCCACAGCCGCAGGCAAGGATACTACCCTTACAAAAGCCTACACCGAGGCACAGATTGCCGCCGCCAAGCAATATAAGCAGTTCCAGGCGTGGGCAGAAAAGCAGTTTGACAAGCCTGTATTCGGCAGCAGCGTGACTGCAGACGATAGCCGTGCCGCCGCAGCTGACCTGCTGGATGCACACCCTGAATTTGAGAAGTGGGCAAAGGATGTGTATGCCTACCTTGACGGATTGATGGAGGTGCGAAAGCAGGGCGGACTCGTGAGCGCTGATATGGCACAGTACATGAAGGAACTGTATCCGCACTATGTTCCCACCTACCGCGATATGCCAAGCACCTCCGGCGGCTACTCCAATCCCAACAGCGTTGCGGTGAACAGCACCATCAAGTCCGCAAAAGGTGGCAACCAGGATATCATGCCGCTGATCGACAGTATTGCCAGGCAGACCTTGCAGACCTTCTCCGCAGCCAAAAAGAACATTCTGGGCAATATGCTGTATGAAGATGCAATGGATACTACCCGTGATATCTCGGAATACATTCAGAGTGTTACAGAGGAAGGCGATCTCGTTGACCTTGATGCGGATTCCGCAGAGAACCTCAAGAACACGCTGCGCATTTGGGTGGATGGCAAACCGGTTACTCTGCACATGAGTGAAGCAATGGCCGATGGGTTTAGACCCATTGAGCAATCCAATTCCTTTGGGATGAAAGCATTGCGCTCCATCAACAGCACATTCAAGAAGCTGGTCACGCAATGGAACCCTGTATTCATCGTGCGAAATTTCGTCCGTGATGCACAGTCTGCATTGTACTTTACCCATTACAGCAATGCCACATTCATTAAGAACTACGGCAAGGCCGTAAAGGAAATCGCAACGAACGGGAAGTATTGGCAGCTCTATCAAGCGATGGGCGGAAAAGGAACTACCTATTATGACCCAAAGACGGGGCTTTCCGACCGCCACCATTTCAAGAACGGTGCAGTCGATAAAGTGGCTGGTGGGTTGAATAGAGTAATCGACATCCTCTCCTTTGCCAATGAAGCGGTCGAGCAGTACCCCAGACTTGCTGAATTTATCAGCACGATGGAGGACACAGGCGATGTTCAGCAGGCGCTCTATAATGCAGCAGACATCACAACCAACTTTGGCCGTGGCGGCTTCGCTGCCCGCAAGCTGAATGCGTCCCTTGTGCCGTTCTTCAACCCCGGTATGCAGGGCCTTTCCAAGAACATTCGCAATGTCATTGACCGGCGCGGCTGGAAAGAAATTGGACAGTTGATCTCCCGCTTGCTTATCAACGGCGTTGCACCCGGTATCATTATGGGCCTGCTGTATGATGGGCTGAAAGAGGACGATGACTACAAGGAGCTTTCCAACTACATCAAGGATAGCAACATCCTCATCAAAATCGGCGACAATAAGTTTATCAAGGTTCCGATGGGCCGTGAACCTTCCGTTATTACGGCGTTCACCAATCGGATGTGGCGCTGGCTGAAAGGGGAACCTGCGAGCAGCGCGTTTGCCGGTTATCCGTCTTTCGCTATTGAGCAGATTGCACCGAACAATCCGCTGACCAATAACATCTTCGCAGGGATTACTGCGATGAGCACCAATAAGACCTGGTACGGCGGCGACATCGTTTCCAGTTACATGGAGGAAAAACCGGATTATCTGCAGTACGATGAAAGCACCGATGCGTTTTCCATCTGGCTTGGTGAAATTACTCGTCATGGGAAAAACGGCATCGAAGGGCTTTCCCCGAAGAAGGTCAATTACCTGATCGACCAGTATTCCGGCTTTATCGGTGACTGGCTGCTCCCGACGCTTTCCAAGAAAGCAGATGTCCCTGCGGTGGTAAAGGCTTTCGTGGTAGATAGCGTCCGGCAGAACCGGCTGGGCAGCGACTTCTATGATGCACTGGATGAAGCCAAGCAGGTAAAGGAGACCGAGCTTGCGACAGCAGCCGATGATGCAACCTACTCCTACCTGTATAAGCAGAGCAAGGCCGCATCCGAGATCACAAAGCAGCTCAAGGAAATCTACAACAGCGGCGAAAAGACCCGCAAGGAGAAGCGGGAGGAAGCCCGTGACCTCTTAGAGCTGCGGAACGAGATTTATAGAAAAGCCCTGTTGACCGTCGGCGCCTACGAGGAAACCGCAAAGAGCATCGGAAGTGCAGACAGCGATGTGGTGAAGCGCGAAGCAAACCGCAAGGCGTTCGGCGCGGAGTACGCACTAAAGACATACAACAAGGATGTCGGAGAAAAGGCAGCCGAGTATGTCG